AAGTTATTACTGATGCAGGCCAGCCTACGTCCCGGCAGGCAGCTAAAGAACATACCTTTGCACCGCTGTTTGGTGCTACAGGTTATGGCCGTAGCAAGGCAGAGCAGGCATACTACACGCACTTCACTGAGAAGTATCAGGGCATAGGGGCTTGGCACAAGAAGCTGGCTAATGAGGCGCTGCGCTTTATGAAGATCACTAACGTAAGCGGCAGACAGTATGCCTTCCCTGACATAGCACGTAGGGCTAACGGAACGCCTACGCACTTCACTATGATTAAGAACTACCCTGTGCAGGGCTTTGCTACAGGGGATGTAGTACCTGTTGTGTTTAACGAGTTGGCTCGTATGCTGCAGCCCTTGCAGTCGGTACTTGTAAACACAGTACACGACAGTATGGTTGTTGATGTACACCCGTCAGAAAAAGATAGGGTGATACATATTATTGATAGCCTCAACCAGAACATTAACTCTTTGGTAGAGGATACTTACGGCATAAAGTTAAACGTCGAGCTACTTTTGGAAGCAAAAATAGGTCCGAATTGGCTTGACACAAAGGACGTATGACGGTATAACTAGGACTCTTTGATAAGCTCTAAGGAGATACTATGAGCACAGAACTTACTATTGCAAATGAACGTGGTCAGTCTATGGCAGACCTTATGGGTATCAGCACAGGAGGTTCTACCTCTCAAGCCACCCCCAGTCTTTCCCGTGTAGGCATGATCCATCAGCCTGTCATGGGTGAGGTAGACTTCAACGGCAAGAAGATCAAGACAGAGGTTCTGCCTATTGGTACGTACACTGTCACCCGTGGCGAGGAAGTTGTTTACGCAACTGAGCTTCGTATCCGCATCTTCGCAATGCGTCAACAGTGGACACGCTGGAACGCAGACACTAATGAAATGGAAAAGACTGTTCTTGCTAACAACTTGAACGGCGATCTTAAGGATAACATTGGTGGGTTCAACCTTGGTCGGCCTTCCGGTTACATCGAAGACTTCAACGCACTGCCGGATAAGACTAAGCAAGTCATCCGTTCAGTCAAGCGCACTAAGGTTATCTATGGCACCCTGAGCATTGATAATCCTAAGGATGCTAAGGGGAATGATCTTACTGCAGATTATACAAGCATTCCCTTTGTCTTTGATGTGAAGAACCAGAACAGCATCAAGAACGTTGACGCTGCAGTAAAGAAGATCACAGGAAAGAATATGCTTCCTATTATGTGTGAGCTTGTGCTTAGTTCTAAGGAAGGCTCTATCCCTACGGGTGCTAAGTTTGGCTTCGTTGATGCCTCTCTTGGTAACGTCTGTGATATTACACCGGAAGACAACGATACTCTGCGTAACTTCATCGAAGTCATTGAGTATACCAACGGTAAAATCCTTGACCTCCATGCGGAACGTTGCGGCAGTGGCTTGACCAAAGAAGATGAAGCTATGGTCAAGGGCATTATCGACAACGACTTCGTGGACGTAGACGAATGAACCATCCAGCAGAGCTAATGGTCTATGCATTCTTGCAGAAGGCTATGGCTGGCGATGCTACAATGACTGAGGAGGTGGCTGATAAGGTCGCCTCCGATGTTAAGGCTGCACTACACAAGCAGTTTAACTCAGGTCCACGTGACGAGTTCCGCTTGCGTATGTCTAACATTGGTAAGCCTAAGTGTCAGCTATGGTTTGAGAAGAATGATCCTACAGACAAGACGCCCCTGCCGCCGCACTTCCTGATGAACATGATCCTCGGTGATATCATTGAGGCTGTGTTCAAAGGACTGCTTCGCTCAGCAGGTGTAGACTTCAAGGACAACGATAGTGTCACCCTCAAACTAGCCAATGGTCGTGAGATTAATGGTGAGTATGACATGGAGTTGGACGGTAAGATTGATGACGTTAAGAGCGCATCGCCTTGGTCTTACCAGAATAAGTTTGACTCCCTTGAAACTCTACAGAAGGGTGACAGCTTTGGTTACGTGTCACAGCTTGTAGGCTACGCCACTGCAGCTAACAAAGATATAGGTGGCTGGTGGGTAGTTAATAAAGCTAACGGAATGTTCAAATATGTAGATGCATCTGACGTAGATAAGGATGCTGTGCTGCAGGAAATACAATCTGTAGTAAACTACATTGACAACGATGAACCATTTAGGCGTTGCTTTACCCCTGTCCCTGAGACATACAGAAAGAAACCCTCAGGAAATCTAATCTTGGCTGATGGATGTAAGTTCTGTGACTACAAGAGGAAGTGTTTCCCACAACTACAAACACTACCTTCTAGAGTTTCAACTGCCAAGCATCTAGCAGAAGTAGATTATGTTTACATAGGTGATCAAGAACATGACTAAACTTACTATTGACGAAAAAGAATACGAGACTGATGACTTCACTGAAGAACAAGTTAATCTTTACAATGAGGTAATCTATGTCAACGGACAGATTAGGCAGAAGGATTACCTTATTAAAATCCTAGATGCACGTAAGGCATTCTTGGTAAAAGAGCTTTCTGACAGTCTGTCCAATGCCGACAACACGGAAGCATAACGTAAGACGGTATCGCAGTGGCCTTGAAAAAGAGGCCGCTGCTTTCCTTAAAGAACGGCAGAAGAAAGTATGCTACGAAGAGCTAAGGATTGAGTGGGAAGACCTACGCTACCGTACTTACACGCCAGACTTTGAGTTAGACAATGGCATCCTTGTTGAGACTAAAGGCATCTTTGACAGCGAAGATAGACATAAGCACTTAGAGATACAGAGACAGCACCCTAACCTAGATATACGCTTTGTGTTCAGCAATTCTAAAGCCAAGCTGTACAAGGGTGCTAAGACACGCTACTGTGATTGGTGTGACAAGAATAATTTTAAGTGGTCACACAGAGTTATACCAGAAGAGTGGTTGACAGAGGCAGGTTCACGTACTAAGAATAAGAAACTTATAGTAAAACGAAGGGACTGATATGAAACTAAAGATTGAAAAAGGCGAGGTTGCCTTCCTGATCCGAGCCAATGAAAAAGAGGGTCAGTGGGATGGTACTTTTGCTACGGGCCTTGCGTTTGACCAAGATAAAACTACTGCAGCTACTGCAGGTGGCCTTGAAGTAGCTGTCACTATTGCTGCTTTCCTTGAGTTTCTTACAGATTATCCTGACTTTTCAGACGAGCTTGATGAATACAGAGAGGATATCCTAAAAGAGCTTTTCCCTGATGCATACGAGGAAGCATTGCTAGAACTAGAGGGAGAGAAGACAGAGTATGAAATAGAAGGCAACGTCATTAAGCTGAGCAAATGGAGTAAGACATTTGGAAATGCATGACCCTGTAAACAAACCCTCGCACTACAATCAGTCTGGCATTGAATGTATTGATGCAATGAAGGCCATGACAGAGGGAACAAATGTAGAACCCCACGCTGCTTACTGTTGGCAAAACTCCTTTAAGTATCTCTGGCGATGGCCTTACAAGAATGGGCTAGAGGATTTGCGTAAAGCAAAGTGGTATCTTGATAGACTTATCAGTGAGCTAGAGCAGCATGAAGAAAAAGTTTAATGTATCCTTCATCATTATTATCCCAGAGAGGAACAACATCCTGTCTTCTTTTGAAGAAGCACATGAAGAAGATGTAAAAGATATCATCGAAGATATTTTGTATGACGTAGACGACTTTAAGTTAGAGAACCTTGTAGTAAAGGAGAAGTCTTAATGATTAGCCAAGACGATATTGATTCTATGGCAGAAGATCAACTAGAAATGTTTGCTTATTGGGCACCTGATACCTTTGCTAAAAAGAGTAAGAAGAGCAAGGCCGCTACTAATATTAGTATGGTAATGGAGTTTACCAGTCTTGTGGGGCAGGAGCCTAAGCCCTACCTGTATGCCGCCCTGATTAACGAAGAGTTTAATGAGTGGGCTGCAGCAAGGCAGCACATGGATAGAGAGCATGAGCTAAAAGAGTTGACAGACCTGCTATATGTCATCTATGGATACGCCTTAGCTAATGGGTGGGACGTAGACGAGTCCTTCCGTAGAGTTCATGCTAATAACATGGGCAGGTGTGTACAGCCTGATGGCACAGTTAAGCGACGAGAAGACGGTAAGATTATCAAGAACCCTGACTACCCAAAAGTAAACCTAAAAGACTTAGTGTGAGGAACAAATGAACAACCAACTACCAACTGACTACCAAGCCTTTATCCATACTAGCCGCTATGCTCGTTGGCTTGAAGATGAGAACCGCCGTGAAAGCTGGGGCGAGACTGTGGGCCGCTATGTCGATAATGTAGTGAATAAAGCTCTTGCAGAGATTGACTACACGGGTAGTGCGGCACTCGACATTCAGGATGCAATCCTTGGCCTTGAGGTCATGCCCTCTATGCGAGCCGTAATGACTGCTGGCCCTGCCCTTGAACGTGACAACACGGCTGGATACA